GTGTAGTAGTTCATTAGATTACAAATTTACGTACTTTTTCCCGCAATAAAAAATTAATATATACCAAAAAATATATTGAATATAATGGCTAAACCAAAGATTGGAAATAAAAATTATCATCAAGGGTATTATGTTGTGAAGAATCCTGAAAAATTTTTAGGAAACCCACAGGGTGTATTATATCGAAGTTCTTGGGAATTTAGATTTATGTTCTATTTAGATATGAACCCAAAGATAAGAAAATGGAATTCAGAAGGTTTAACAATAGTCTGGAAAGATATGCAAAATAAATCTCATAGATATTATCCTGATTTCTATTATGAAATGATTGACCCAAAAGACCCTAACATAGTAGAAAAAGTGATAGTTGAGATAAAACCGATGAGAGAAACTCAAAAACCTGTTAGACCAGTTAATGAAACTTTGAAAGCACTTAGAAACTATGAGTATGGTTACAAAATGTATATGAAAAATAAGTTGAAATGGGGAGCTGCTCTTGAATATTGTCAAAAAAGAGGATATAAATTTGTTCTGATTACCGAAGAACATCTCAAAAAAGCAGGAATTTTATAATGCCAGATATAAACAAAAGAGAAGAATTTGAAATAATGTGTTTACATCTTATAGAGAAGTATAACAAAAATATCGGTTTGCTTGCAATAGAAACAACCAAGGAAATTTTTAGATTAACCAGAGATACCTCTAATAAATATGTTATGGAAACAACAGTTAAAAAGATGAATCTTGGTAAATTTTATCTGATAAGATATAATTATAATGGTAATAAAATATGGTGTCCGATTTTTGCAATCGAATATAAAATAGTCAAAAACAAAAATATATTGTATGCGATTAATTTAGATTATTTACCATATAAATATAAGGCTAAGTTTTTTGGTAAAATATTTTATCTTTTTAAAGATGAAATTTTAAAAAGTGAAAAAATGGGTAACGCTAAAGAAGAATATCCTTTGAAGGGTGTAAATTTTGATAGAATGTATAAGGCTCTTAAAGCTAATGGAGGTTATGATTTTGCGATTACTGCGTTTGATATGTCAAAAATTAAAAAAGTTTATGCAGTTTCTTTGGGCATGGTATATCGATTCATTTTCTTAAATACCAAAATGGTTAATTCTGAACAAATGGAAGTTGAAAAAATAAACGCAACAGATATTGATACTCAGAAAAAATATGAAGAATTAATCAAAATATTAGAAGATTTAGATAAAGAATATAATATAGATGTAAAAGATTATTACAAACAATTGAAAGCAATCGAATCAAAATATAAATTAGTTGAAAATGCAGGATAAAAAATTTAAAACTAAAGAAGAACTATTAGATTTCGTACTTACTGAATGTGGAGATATGAAATATTGGTGTGATGATACTGATAGTATTAAAGATCAAGACCCAATGTCAGATTTTTGGAATACGAGTTATATTTTTAAATTAGAAATTGAAGATAATTTAAATATAGAGAGAGTTTTTTATGCTTACGAACTTTTGAAAAGATATTTTGATATTGAAATAGAATCTCTGAGAATCCAAGATGAAATATCAGAAATTGATGAAGGTTGGTTATATAAAATACAATTGAAAAAATTGGTTTTACCAGATTCGTTAACAAGATTACCAAAATTACCAAATACAATAGAATATATCTTTTACCCAAAAATTGGTGATATTGAAATATCCAGAGAATGGGATAATCAGGGAAAAGAGACTTATACTTTAACGATATACAAAGAATCAAGATTAAAATTAAAAGGATGGAAAGATTTTCACCATGAAACAAGTCCTCTAGGTATATATTATGGAAGAGATTATATTAAAAAATCTTTTAAATATGAGAATAAAGAAGAATTATTAAAAGATTTACAAAATGAAGAATTTAGACCCTAAAAAATTTATATATAACAAAATAAACAATTTTATTAGAATTGTTAAAAAATGAAAATTGAAAATGGAAAATGAAAATAATAAAAGAGTATCTACAACATTCGCTATAGATGCCGATCTTTTAGAGGAATTTAAGAGAATTTGTCAGGAAAAATCAATTAATCGTTCAAGATTAATTGAGAAGTATATCGAAGAGTATGTGAAAATAATAAATGAAGAAGAAAAAAATAAATAATAAAAAATGGCTAGTTACGTAGAGAATCCAAACAGAAATCAAATGAATCAACCAAATATTGGTTATTTCAGTAAAATGCTTAGAAAACTATCGTCCTATGGTACCGATTATGATGACATGGTTATCAGGAATACCTATAGTATAGGTGCTCATGAAGATGCCAAAGATGCTTCCCAGCTGGGTGGTGTTGCAGCCGGACCAGCTATGTATGATTTATTTACCAAAAAAATCATTGCTAAAGTACTTGATAAAAAGTCAATAGCTTATCTCGATAGGACATATTTTGATAAAAGAAAGATTCTTAGACAATATTCTATCAAAGATGAAATCAAAGATTTCGTCAACGTACTTGCAGATGAAAGTATTATTTTTGATGATAAGAATTTCTTTTGTAATCTAATCGATCTTCCAGAAGATTTTGATTATGTTGTTAGACAAAAACAAACAGAAAATTTTCAAAAAATTTACAATGCTTTCGGTTTTAATGATGGTATTACAGCTTGGAATTATTACAAAGATTTATTAATCGATGGTTTTTTATCTTTTGAAATTATTTTCGATAGTAAACAAAAAAACATCATCGGTCTTCAGAAGATAGATCCTATCACATTAGTTGTGGCAACAGACCCGATGACTAATACAATTGTGTGGGTACAATATCCAGACAATCCACAAATGAGAAGAATTTTGTTAGATTCTCAAATTATTTATATTTCTTATTCTAACAATTATGAATATGGTGAAACTTCTTATATCGAAAGTTTAATTAGACCTTATAACCAATTGAAACTTCTTGAACAATCTAAATTGTTATATAATATTAATCAGGCTTCGATATATAAAAAATTTATAATTCCGACAAATGGTTTAACAAGACAACAGGCTGAACAACAAATATTTCAGTTGATGTCTGAATATCATGAAGATGTACAATGGGATGACCAATTAGGTACCGTAAGTATAAACGGTAGTCCAAATATTCCACATAGTAAAGATTATTGGTTTCCGTCTTCTGAAGGAGGCACACCTGATGTTTCAATTGAAAATCCTACAGGTATCGATTTGAATGAAGATAGTGTTCTTAAATGGTTTGATAACAATTTAAAAAGATCATCTAGAATTCCTGGACAAAGATTTGATAAAGATTCAGGTGGAGGTAATATTATCAGTGATGCTGCTGAAATAACTCGTGATGAAATGAAATTTAAAAATTTTACAAACAGAATTAGAACTGTCTTTAAAGAAATTATTTCAAAACCTATCTTTATTCAGATGGTGTTAGATTTTCCGGAATTAAAAGATGATATTTTATTCAAAACTTCTTTAAAAATAGAATTTGTATCCATAAATTTATTTGAAGAATGGAAACAATTACAAAATATGGCTAAAAGGGCAGAAATTGTTTCAACTTTAACAAGTAATTTTCAGGGAGCTGATGGACAATCTTATTTTCATCCTGAATGGTTAGCTAGAAATATAATGAAGTTGACAGAACAAGAAATTGAAGAAAATAATAAATATAAAATGAACTCACCCACTCAAGGTGGTGAAGGTGGTGAAGGTGGAGCTCCAGGAGGTGGAGGAGGTGGTGGAATGGAATTCGGAGGTGGTGGAGAAATGGGAGGTGAATTTGGTGGAGGAGAAATGGGAGGTGCTCCCGGTGGAGGACAAGCTCAGATGGGTGGTGCCCAGATGGGAGGACAGACTCAAACAGGAGGTGGACAAGCTCAGACAGGAGGTGGAGGTGGACAAGCTCAAACACCGCCAGCACAATTCTAAAAATATTATAAAGATTAGATTAATTTCTAATCTTTTTTTATGCTCTTAAAAATAGAAAAAAGTGACATTTTTCAATAAATATATATGTTTATCATAGTGAGCAAAAAAGCCTTCTATCGAAAATAGAAAAAAGTGACATTTTTTAATATATATATAATTTAAAAGAAAAAAATATGAAGCCAGTATTAATTATAGAACATTGTTTAAATGGACTGACCTTGAATGAAGAATCATCTAAAATTAAAGATGATAAATTTATTTTAGGTGGTGTTTTTACCGAATTTGATGTTAGAAATCGTAACGAAAGGATTTATACTTCTGATAAATTTTTGCCTCATTTAAATGATTTAATGGAAAGAAAAAATCAACTCGGTATAATATACGGGGAATTCGATCACCCCGATGTTTTTGATACCTCTTTATCCAGAGTTTCTCATACAGTCGAAAGTATTTTTCATGTTAAGGAACACAATAGAGTAGATGGTACAATTCGTTTGTTAAATACTCATTGGGGCAAAGAAGCGAAAGCATTAGTAATGGACAATTGTCCATTGTTTGTTTCATCAAGAGCTGCAGGTGTAACAGAATCAAATGGTTCGGTTACATTGAAGAAATTATTTACTTACGACTGTGTAGCTGATCCAGGATTTTCTTCTGCTAGAATGGAAATCAAAAATATTAATGAAAGTTTAGGTTTTAAGAATGAAAATGCAAATTTCAGAATATATGATCTCTCAGATGAGACAAAAATTAATGACATATTTAACATGAATAAAAATGACAATGTAACCAAACAACAGATGGTAGAATATTCAACCTATCTCGTTGAAGAAATCAACAATTTAAAAACTTACATCGATGAAAATATCAAAGATGGTGCTGCAGAACCTGAAAAAATTCAGAAAGTTCTAGAATATTATGACAGTTTAAATACTCAACATTCAAAAGTTGTTGAATATTTGAATTATTTAGCTGATAGTATTCAAATTTCGGTTAACGAAAACAAATCTTTAAAAGAAACAACAGAAAAACTTATTGAGCATAATGATTATTTAGCTGAAAGTTTAGAAAAATCAATCAAATATTCAGAATATTTGGCTGAAAAATTAGATAAAAATATTGATTATTCAGAATATATTGCTGAAACTTTATCTAAAAATATCGACTTTAGTGAATATATAGCAGAAAATGTTGACAAAAATATCAAATATTCAGAATATTTAGCTGAAAATCTTGATAAAAATATTGACTATTCAGAATATTTAGCTGAAAATCTTGATAAAAATATTGACTATTCAGAATATTTAGCTGAAAGTTTAGATAATTCTATAGAATATGCTGAATATCTAGCTGAAAACGTTGATAGTTCAATTTCTTACTCAGAATATCTTGCAGAACATGTAGACAATTCTATCGCTTATGGTGAATATATTGCAGAACACGTAGATAATTCTATCGCTTATTCTGAATATATAGCAGAAAACGTATCTGATTCACAAGCTTATTCTAATTATTTAGCTGAAAGTTTAGATAAAACTATTTCTATTTTTAAAAGTTCTAAATTAAACGAAAGTATCAATGAAGATACTGATTTTAGAGTAGACGACGTAAATAAATATTATGACAACGAAGATGAACAAGATGATTTGATAACAGATGATTCAACTAAAACTGATGCAACTACACAACCAGTTGCTAATCAAATTCCTACAGATCAGACTACAGATCAAATTCCACCTGCTCAACCAGTTGATCAGACAGCACAAACTCAAGTTCAGCCTGACCAAACTCAAGTTCAACCTACACAGGTTCAACCTGGTGCACAAGTACAACCTGGTCTAGAAGAAAAACCAGAAATTATTCCTGGTTTATTAATAAAAGTTAAACTTGATAGCGGTGAAGAAAAAGCTGCAGAAGTTATGGCAACAAACCCAGAAAATGGTCTAACAGTCGTTAAATTTAGCGATACTGAAGAAGTTGCCGAAGTACAAGAGTCACGTATCACAATTTTAGGTGATAAACTCTTCGACTCAGAAGAAACATTAAAACAAAATATTTCTAAATTGATTGCTGAATCTAAAAAACGTAAAGCATCAGCAGAACAACAACCACATTTCTTATTATTCCTAAGTGAAGCTAACAAAGCTGCTTATATCAAATTATCTCCAGAAGATAAAGAAAAAATCAACGTTGCAATAAACGAAAGTAACGGTTACTCTAGCGAAAGAGAAGTGATTTTGATTATGAGAGAAGCTTTAGAAGGTAAGAAAAAAACTGACGAAGAAGTCTTAGTAGAAAATATTCCTACAGATTTATTACCAGTTTGGGAAAAACTAGATACTAAAGTACAAAATAGTATCATCGCACAATCAAGAATTTATGGAAATTTAATCACATCAAAGGAAAAAATTGAAAGTTTTTGGAATTCAAGAGAATTAGAGGCTTATTCAAATCTTAAACAAGATAAACAATTAATTACAGAAAACAAATTTTACATAGACAACAATAAGTTGTCAGAAGACGAAGTTAACAAATTTTTAAATGTCTTCAAAAAAATAAAATAATTACAAAATAGTAATTTAAAAAATAATTTAAAAAAATGAATTTAATCGTAGATAGCTCAAAAGCTATGAAAAAATGGGGACAAATTCTTGATACACTTCAAGTTACTGACCCTGAAAAAAGAGAGTGGATGTCAGAATATGCTGAAATGCACCAAATGAACGAAAACGTTGGTTACTCTACATTAGGTAACCTTAACGGTATGGGTTCTATCACAGCCGCTCAACCTTCAGCTACACCTGGTTCTGTATGGGGTGCTTCTCCTTATGGTTACGGTACAGCTGGTGGAATTGGTTCTGGTGATATTGGACAGAATTTACTTCCTGTTTCAATGAAGATTGCCGCTCAGACAATAGGTTTAGACCTAGTTGCTGTTAAACCAACTGCTTCTCCTAAAGTTGATTTGTTATTCGTAGACTTCAAATATGATAACAACTTATCAAGTGCTCGTTTTGGTGCTGATAAAGATGACAAACCTTTGGTTTTCAAAGTTAGTAACACAGATACAACTCCTATCGCTGCTATCAAAGCTGCTCTTAGAGTTCAGATGGCTGCTTTATCTATTACTGAAAGAGTTGGTCAATTATCAGACAGAATGTTTGTTGTACTTTCGGGTGCTACCACAGACATCGATGCTACAAATGGTGCAACTGTAAGTGTTGCTAACCTTCAAGGTGCTTTCACAGGTGCTGCTTATTCTTCTAGTTTAGCTTCAACAACTGCTAAACAAGGTTGGATGGAATTTCTTGGATTTAGTCGTGTTGATGGTAAACCTATCTTCCGTATCTTCCGTCAAGTTACTACTCCTCCACAAGGAAACACTGTTTCTGTTGCTGCAAAGAACACATTCTTAGTTACTTCTGATGATATTCAAACAATATTAGCTAAAGTTGCTACTAATTTGACAACTACTGACTCAGCAGTTACACACACTACATCTTTTGGTACAGGTGCTACTATTGAACTTGTGTCGTTGATGGAAGATCATATTCCTGGTTTCTCAGCAGGTTGGTATGTTAAAAATGGTATGACAAGAGTTGAAGACGAAAACATCTATCCAGGTGTTATTGGTCCTGACATCTTCACTAAAACCGTACAAGTCGGTGACGTTGAAATCAGTTCAGCTTTAAAACGTACTCAGATTGAAGACATCAAAGCTGCAACAGGTATGGATATTGTTCAGAAACTTGAAAGCGTTTTAATTAACGAATTAACTCAGGTTATTTCTAAACAAATCGTTGCTAAGATTACTGATTTAGCTAACACTAACAGAACATCTTACACAGCTCCTAAAAATCCTAACGGAACATATAAATTCGACTTCGACGTTGATACTTATTTGGCAGGTGCTAATTCAAATACTCCAGCTCCAGGAGGTGAAACTACTCACTCTATGCAACGTAAATTAGTTGCTAAGATTAACAATGCTTCTAACTTTATAGCAACTGACGGTCGTGTTGGTCCTGCTCAGTATCTTGTAACAAATGGTAATTTAGCATCTGTTCTTCAAGATATCGCTGGTTACACAATCAATCCAGTTAATGCAAGTAAATTAAACACAAACGGTCAATTATACCCAATGGGTCAAATTGGTCAGATTAAAATCTATGTTGACCCTTACCAAAGATGGGATGATAACCAAATCTTTATCGGACGTAAGAATAGCGTAGATCAACCAGGTTTGTTGTTTATACCTTACTTAATGGCCCAATCAATAAGTTTAATTTCAGAAGCAACTTTTGCTCCTAGAATGCTTATCAGAAGCCGTTTTGCAATTGCAGACGTAGGTTTCTTTCCTGAAAAACAGTTTATGTCAATTCAGGTTACTGATACTCACGGTGTTCTTATCTAAGATAAACACACAAAAAAGAAAAGAGGAAATTTATTTCCTCTTTTTTTATGCTTTAAAATCAAACTTTTTAACAAATATAGTATAAAAGTAATAAATTGTGACATTAAAATTTAAATATATAAAAGAAAAGGATTGTGCTTATGATACTAACTAAAAAAATACAAATAAAAACTACTAATAAAAATATAAGTCATTATAAGAAATTTTTCCCTGATATAATTTCAGGAGATGTTATAGATATCACTCCTATAAACTTACCACCATCA